AAAGTGTATAAGTCGCACTTTGTCACCTTCTTTGGCGAGTACCATGCCCTTCTTGCCTTCTCTGTTTGATCGTCTTGGTTTATTGAATCCATCAAATTTTGTTCCTCTGTAATCAATTTTACCGCTAGGTAATCTCTTCACTCCTGGGTATTTTGCCATCGTATCTATCCTTTATTTCATTAACAATTTGCCACTGTCTATGGGTCAATTGTGGGTATTTGTTTTGTGCTAACATACACCCAAGTATAAAGTCTTTTTCAGCATCCGTCAAAGCTTGTTTATCAAAAAAATCCTTCAAAGGCTTTCTTATTCTTCGTGTACTAGAAGTCAATGTCTTTACCTTTACTTTCCCAAGTTTTATAACGAGTAGGTTCAGATCCTGGATGATCCTTAGTTTCACTTGGAATATCATAAATAAAAGGATCAAGTTCCATCAATTGCTTTTTCTTACTCTGAAATTCTCTCTCGAATTTCCAATCCTCATATTTATTGAGTAGCCAGCTTATCATACTGTAGTCTCCTATTTTTTAATAGTGGTAAAAATGGTACAGCATCTTGTTCAAAAATAATAGGGTCTGCACCATCTATAGTCATAACAATTGCTATGTTTCTAATTCCTGTTCCATACATCTCATTATGTGCTACAGCATAAGCACATCCTTGAATGTAATAGTCTGTAATTTGTTTAGTAGACTTTTTCTTTTTAGAGGTTTTAAAGTCAATAATAGTAGGTTTGCCTTTCCATATGCCTACCATGTCGCAACGACCAGCATAACAATACTTATTTGACCAGAGTACTTGTTCTTGACCCCAGATCTCTTCAATACCTCGCTCAGTCTCCCTAATTAAATCACGACTCATCTGTCTGACGTCTAATCTCTCTTGACTTAATTCTTGCCAAACGTCTTCCCCGTTGAAATGCTTTTCTGCATATTCGTGAACTAAAGTGCCTCGATCTGTAGCTTCTTTGGAAACTCGTCGAGCTTCTTCCTCTCCTACTCTCTCTATCCATTTTTGCAACCAAGTGTTATCTGAAGTTTTTCCAAGTATAGTAGTAATTGACGGATATGATCCGTCAGGTGTGTGATAAGTACGTCCAGTAGGTAGTGTATCAGTATCTACCTCAGTCGTGTAGTTGTACTTCCCTTTTAAAATCGTCCACGGTGTTGACAATAGGTTTTCCTTTCGCATTCAAGCTAGTATTAATTAAAATGGGATACCCATATTGTCTAGTTTTTTCTAATACTTTCCAAAGATACGCATTAGAAGAGCCAGTAACAGTTTGAAGACGGGCAGTATTATCATGAGTTTTAAAGTTACCACTAGTAATGTCAGCAACAAATAGCATTTCTTTAGAATGTTGATAAACTTTAAAATAATTATCAGCTTCTTCAATCTGACAAACAGGTGCATAAGGTCTCCAAGAATCAGTATCTCTCATTTTTATACGATTTAATTTTTTAATGTTATCATCAGTGGGAGCACACAGCAAAGATCTATTTCCAAGAGCACGAGGACCGAACTCTGCACGTCCTTGTATTACAGGAACAATCTCACCCTTAATAATTCGATCTGCACATTCATCAGCTGTAATATCATTGGAAGAGGAAACACCTAAATAAGCGTTTTCCCAAAGCGGTCGAGTAATAAGAGCAGCAGCTCCTAACGCACACCCCGCGTCGCCAGCTGCTGGTTGGATAGCTATGTGTTTAAAACTAGAATTTTTCAAAAGATAAGTATTAGCAACACAATTTAAAGCAACACCTCCAGCATATGCTAGATTAGTTAACCCAGTTTCTTTTTGAAGCCAGATTGTAAGAGAGAGTAGTATATTTTGAGTAACTTGTTGTACAGAAGCTGCGATATCCCAATCTAGAGTACCGGTACCTACTCCGCGTTCTAAATTATGTAAAAAAGTGTAGTCGCCGTCAGCGTTATAGTCTACAACTTTTTGATTTATCCAAGATGCCCATTTAGGTTTTCCATAAGCAGCAGCGCTCATCACCTTGCATTCGTCGCTTAGAGGTACAAATCCCAACAAACGAGTAGCACTAGAATAAAATAAACCAATAGAGTTTGGATAACGAAATCTTTTGATCCATTCGATTTGACCATTTTTATAAACTCCTAACGAAGTTGAATAACGGTTGCCTACTGTATCTACAACCATTATAGCACACTCTGTCCAATCAGTAGTTAAAATAGAACTCATAGCATGAGCTTCATGGTGATCTACTAATACAGGGCGAGCTCCTGTTAACTGTTTAATATCTGTTTTAAATTGATTAAATGTAGTTTCTTCATAAAAAGCTGCAAATTCCCAATCATCATATTGATCACGTAACCAACAAATAGTATTTTTTGGGAAAGACTTATCAAACTTTTTACGAGTAAAACGCTCTTCATGTGCAGCACCTTGAATAAGACCATTATCTAAAGATGCAGCCGCACTATCGTGATGATAAGAGCTCACTCCTAAAATCTTCATTAAAATACCTTTTGGCTAGAGTTGTATATTCTGACGAATTAATAGTATTATACTTCATTACTGAAACAAAGTCAACAAAAGTCCATCGGTCGTTATCAACGGTGGGTTGTATTCTATGAACCATAAAACAAGGAAAAGTAATTGTTTTTCCAGGACTTGGATAGATTCTTGCTATAATATTAGAAGGTTCTGGATAATCAAAATCAGCTCCTAAAACTCCTAAAGAATTCCAGTCACCTATTTCAAGAGGCTTACCTTCTGTTAAATAAATAATACGAGTCCAATAACGACCCGGACGCGGATTACTTAATGTTCTATTACTAAAAGAAAAAGAATCTGAATGCCAATCATAAACATCGCCATGTTCTAACAGAACTGCTCTTTTTCCGTTAAGATCACAAATGATTCTATCTTGATGTTGGGGATCAGAATAAGAGTTAGCCTCTATATGTTTCAATAGAGGCTTTACTGTTTTCTTAACAAGATTATTAGTACTTACAAAAATACAATCTTGCCAGTCTGGGTGAATAAAATCAAGAACAGATATCAACCCACTCCTTGATCTCATCCCATTTTTCTTCTTCTTCGTCAAGATTTTGTTTGCGAATGATAGTAGCTACTTTAGTGATAGTAGCAACAGGGATTGCGTATTCTGTTTTAATATCTTTTTTAAGTTCGGCAATTGATTCACGAATTGAGTCTGCTTGAACCATAAGATCTACAATACGATTAATTTCTTTTTTTACTTCTACTTTGAGTGCGTGTTCCATAATTTCCTCTAGGTTGTTGTGTTGGAAGTGTAAACTTTAAAAGACTCTCTCATCTTATCGGGTTTACGACGAACTAGGCGTTGTTCTTGAAGATTAGACATAGCTTCATTAAACATTTTCATAGATAAGTCTGAAGAGTGTGATGTACTTTGAATAAGTAATTTTTGATGAATAAGATTTAATGCTGTTACAAGATTTGCAGAACCTATTTCTCTTGAACCTTTAAAATCACCTTCAAGCCTAGGACGAACCAGTTCAAACATTACGTTTGCCCATACTTCGCCTGAATCGTCATCAAATACTTCTACAGGCATACCTGATAAGATTTTCCAAACTAAATCATTAGCCTCTTGTTGTCTCATGTAATACACCTATATCCAGCTCGATTAAATTTAGTGCCTTGAAAGTCATAAATAGCACAAGGTACAAAACAATTATTTAAATCTTCTTTAAAAATATATTTAGCAAGAATAAGAAGAACAACAGCTGTATGTTGCCCGTCCCATATAAGTAGTTTATCATTTTTTTTGTGAACCAAAATCGGACACACATTATAAACATTAAATTTTTTTAAGATGTTATAAACTATATCCAAGTCGATCGGTCTTTGTTCAGCAATTTCTGTGCCAACGTATAACTCTGATAAAAGAAGTGGTTTAGCCTCACAAAATCTTAAATTAGAAAAACTAGTTGTAGTAGCCTTATACACTTTTAAAAGCTGTGCCAACCTGTTCGCCTCTGGCGAAGGAGTGGCACAAGCTGCTAAAAACTTTTCTTCAAGCGTAACAATGCTCATGTAATCCAATCATCACGATATGGTTCCACATAGAACCACGCTAGAGCTGTAGACACACGCTTCGCGTGAACTTCTTTAGGCTGGCTCATAGCGTTAACAAACTCACGTTTGAAGCGTAGCCAAGGATTTTTTTCATTCTTGACAGGCTTCATGACAGCTATATCACGCTGATTCCAAAAGTCACAACGCTTTGCATAAGCTGGCTGAATATTAAGAGACCTAGTAGTCTCATCCAACTTCTGTTGGAGCATGTTATACAGCTCTTGAAAAGCTTCGCTTTTCTCTGTTTCACTCATATCAGCAACGCAAATGCGACGTGCGTTCCTAACTAGATCACGATATGCATTACGCGATGTCAGTTTAAAAAACATTTTATTACCTCTTATTAATAGCAAAGTTTGTGCCGAATGGCAAGATTAAAATTTTAACAGTTCGGATAAATCGTCGAACGAAGTCTCTTTATATGTATCAGAAAGGAGTGGAATCTGTT